ATCGTACCGGGAGAGCAGACCGCCACCAGCATACTGAAGCAGCGCACAAAAAATCTTGCGCCGCTGCCTCACGCCCACCAGCAAAACCCGCCACAGGAAGAGACGGTGGTCAGCATTGCCGTTGATCCTGAGTCTCCGGAATCTTTCATGAAACGACCTAAACGTCGCCGCTGGGTTAACGAGAAATACACACGCTGGGTGAAGACACAGCCGTGTGCGTGTTGTGGTAAGCCAGCCGACGATCCCCATCACCTGATTGGTCATGGTCAGGGCGGAATGGGAACAAAATCCCACGATATTTTCACGCTACCGTTGTGCCGGGAACATCACAATGAACTTCATGCGGATCTGCTGGCGTTCGAAGAAAAGCATGGTTCCCAGGTTGATTTAATTTTTCGTTTTCTTGATCACGCCTTTGCAACCGGCGTGCTCGGGTAAAAGAGGTTACTGATGCGTATAGAGTTTGTTTTGCCTTACCCGCCGACGGTGAACACCTACTGGCGACGTCGTGGCAGCACATATTTTGTATCAAAATCCGGTGAGCGTTATCGCCGTGATGTGGCGCTCATTGTTCGCCAGAAGCGGTTGAAATTAAACCTGTCCGGAAGGCTGGCGATAAAGATTATTGCAGAGCCACCGGATAAGCGCCGTCGTGACCTGGACAATATCCTGAAAGCACCACTGGATGCGCTGACGCATGCCGGACTACTCATAGACGACGAGCAGTTTGATGAAATTAATATTGTGCGCGGTCTGCCTGTTCCTGGTGGTCGGTTGGGCGTGAAAATTTACGAAATAATGCATGACGGGCAGGTCAAAAAATGAAACTGGAAGATTTACCGAAATACTATTCCCCGAAATCGCCAGGCCTGACTGATGCATCCGCCTCGACATCAAAAGATGCACTGAGTATCACTGATGTGATGGCTGCACAGGGCATGACACAGAACCGGGCTGAGATGGGATTTTCTGCGTTCCTGGGGAAAATGGGCATTAGTATGAACGACAGGGTGCGGGCAACAGAATTACTGGCAGATTATGCATTAAGTCAGTGCGATCGCGTGGCGGCGTTAAGAAAACTTCCGGCAGAAATAAAACCGGCAGTGATGCGCATTATGGCTTCGTATGCTTTTGAGGATTATGCCCGCAGTGCAGCGAGTAAAAAGCAGTGTTCTTGTTGCCGTGGGGAAAAATTTATTGAAAGCGAAGTTTTTACAAACAAGGTTCAGTATCCGGATGGTAAGCCGCCAGTATGGGCAAAGTGCACAAAAGGCGTGTATCCGTCTTATTGGGAAGAATGGAAAAAAATCCGGGAGGTGGTGAAAGTTTCCTGTCCAGAATGTAAAGGGAAGGGAGAGATCTCCACTGCCTGTAAAGACTGCCGTGGGCGTGGTGTTGCCATTCATCGTGAAGAGTCAGAAAAACGGGGTATGCCTGTTATCAGGGACTGCCGGTGTTGTGGCGGTCGTGGCTATGAAAGACTGCCATCAACGGAGGCATTTAATGCCATATGCAAAGTGACGAGTGCTATCACGCTTGATACATGGAAAAAATCAGTGAAACGCTTTTACGATACGTTGGTGGTTCGGTTTGACATTGAAGAGGCATGGGCGGAGCGGCAGTTAAAGAGGGTAACGCGATAGTGTTGTTGATTTTTCCCGAATCTGTGGTAAATTCACCCTGATGATGGGCGTTTTATGCCTGACGTTAGAAGAATTTTTACAACCCGCCACCGAGCGGGTTTTTTATTGCCTGAAATACGGGTCAGTACGTTAAACGCGCTGGTGGTTGTGAATACCTGTCTTTCAGCTTGCTGGCTTTTTCGACAAGAGTTATTGGTGTGTCACGTTAACCGGAAAAGGGAAAAAAGACATGCTAAAACAGCAGGATATGACAGAAACCGCCAGAGTGGTGTTTAATGAATTAAGCGTTACCGACCCGGCGACAGTCGGGGAGATTGCGCAGAATACTTACCTTTCACGCGAACGCTGCCAGTTAATACTGACCCAGCTTGTTATGGCGGGTCTGGCAGATTATCAGTTCGGTTGTTACAGACGCCTTCAGCCCTGAAGGCTTTTTTATTTGTGGTAATGGGCGGCTGGTGGGTGTTAGCGGCACCTGCCAGCCATCTGCTCATGCGTTGGGGTCACAAGCAAACCTCAGGCCCATCTGCTTTGCGCAAAAGCAGAATGAGCCTATCAGAGAAGTGCTTATTGATCTATGACTAACACTGTAAAAATATCCAGCTGTGAGTTAATCAACGCTGATTGCCTGAAATTTATCCAGACCTTACCGGAAAACTCTGTCGATCTGATAGTCACAGACCCGCCATACTTTAAAGTGAAACCCGAAGGCTGGGATAACCAGTGGAAGGGGGACGCTGATTACCTGAAATGGCTGGACCAGTGCCTTGCGCAGTTCTGGCGGGTATTAAAACCTGCCGGAAGTCTTTACCTGTTCTGTGGTCATCGTCTGGCATCTGATACCGAAATCATGATGCGTGAACGCTTTAATGTGCTGAACCACATTATCTGGGCGAAGCCGTCCGGACGCTGGAACGGATGCAACAAGGAAAGCCTGCGGGCGTATTTCCCGGCAACAGAACGCATTCTGTTTGCAGAACATTATCAGGGGCCATACCAGCCCAAAAATGACGGCTATGCGGCAAAGGGGCGCGAGCTAAAACAGCACGTCATGGCCCCGCTGATTTCTTACTTTCGTGATGCGCGTGAATCACTGGGAATAACGTCAAAACAGATAGCGGAAGCCACCGGAAAGAAAAACATGGTTTCGCACTGGTTTGGTATCAGTCAGTGGCAGTTGCCGAACGAAGGCGATTATCTGAAATTACAGGCGTTGTTTGCGCGTGTTGCAGCAGAAAAACATCAACGCTGTGAACTGGAAAAGCCACACCACCAGCTGGTCAGCACATACAGTGAACTGAACCGGCAGTATACGGAACTGCAGAGTGAATATAAGCATCTGCGGCGGTATTTCGGTGTGACGGTGCAGGTGCCGTACACCGATGTGTGGACGCATAAACCGATGCATTACTATCCCGGGAAACATCCGTGCGAAAAACCGGCAGAAATGTTGCAGCAGATAATCAGCGCAAGCAGTCGTCCGGGAGACCTGGTTGCAGATTTCTTCATGGGGTCGGGTTCGACAGTCAAAGCAGCGATGGCGCTGGGACGTCGTGCAACTGGTGTTGAACTGGAGACTGAACGTTTTGAGCAGACGGTTCGGGAAGTACAGGATTTAGTCAGCCAGAACGGATGATATTGAAGAATTAATTATGCACCGTTATTATTCTGCTCCCGGCCCTTTAGCTCAGTGGTGAGAGCGAGCGACTCATAATCGCCAGGTCGCTGGTTCAAATCCAGCAAGGGCCACCAACCGCCATTAGCTCATCGGGATAGAACGCCAGCCTTCGAAGCTGGTTTCGCGGGGTTCGAGTCTCCGATGGCGGTCCATTATCGGTATTCTGCGTTGTTAGCTCAGCCGGACAGAGCAATTGCCTTCTAAGCAATCGGTCACTGGTTCGAACCCAGTACAACGCACCACACTTATTTTCCCTCGCTCGCTTTTGCGGACCTTTTTTGTATCCGCACCACGCCCGGCGCATACCAACCACAGAGCCTTTCGGGGGGAGCTTATGGAGTGGTCAGTGTGACTTTCTCTGTGGGCAGATCGCTCCCGGGCGTTGGCTCACCCACCCAAAGGAACGTCACGATGTTTGGTATTTTTGGTAAAAAAAGCCCGCAGAGCGGCAACGGAAATTAAAAAGTTTGAAAAACGCGATCTGGCACAGGCGGTGATTAACGCCGCATACCTGGTGGCCTGTGCAGATGGTGAATGTGAGGCTTCCGAGAAAGCGAAGATCGAACAGGTACTGCGTAATCAGCCAGCGCTGTCCGCGTTTACGTCAGAAATTAATGCGATGAGCGCAACCATTATCGGTCAGCTGGATACGAACTTTAAAATTGGTCGTCGTGCGGCGTTACGTGAGATCGAGGATGTGAAACACGATACGCGTGAAGCGGAAGATGTGCTGGATGTGGCGGTGGCCATTGCGGAGGCAGACGGCGAAATTGAGCCGGAAGAGCGCAAGGTGCTGGAAGAGATTGCCGGTGTTCTGGGTCTTCGTCTGGAGAATCACCTGTGACGGTAAAACTGCGCCTGACTGTGGCTGCACTCCTGCTGTTTCTGGTGGTGATGGTGGATTTCACCAGCAGAATCATGTCGGTGCTGGCGGATGGGGTGCTGGTCTGCGGCATTGTGGTATTGCTGTGGTCGGTGATAAAAAGAAACAGCCTGCATAATGCTTGATTTTTTTGTTTGCTGTTTATTAAAAACACTTCTGCATGGTGAATCCCCCTGTGCGGAGGGGCGACTGGTGTAGGTAGCATTTATTATGTTATAGGCAAGCCGACGCGGGTTCAGTGACACCGGCTGAATTCACCGGGAGGCACCCGGCACCATGCTTTGCCACAAAAGTGTTATTTCTGTTTTTCTCAAACTATCATCGTTATCCCTTTATTTCCGGCTGCGCATGGCGCGGCCTTTTTTTTACGACCAGCCACTGGCAGATGGTCATCCTGTGATTTGATTCCGGTTCCGGCTTTTTAACTCTGTTCCTGTACACGGGAGAAATTCGATGTCGATTAATCGTTATGATATTGGTTACACGAAGTACCACGTATGGTGTTGAGATAAAAAGCCTGGTGCCAGAGGTAAATGCAGCAGCATAATAAAAAAAGAGCCAGCGCAGAAGAGAACGGGTAAAAGAGTCTGCGCTGGCGTGGGGATATTCCCCGTGGAGAAATGATATGTAACACATATCGGGAACCTTTCTATATAAACATTATCATTATTGTCAATCATAACAGTCAGGTATTATGACGTTTATGCCTCAGGGACATCAGGAATTAACTGGTGGCTTTTTATTGTTGTCAGCTTCCGGATAACGGGAGACGGGGTATGTACCAGATGGAAAAAATCACAACAGGTGTGTCATACACCACTTCAGCGGTGGGGACGGGATACTGGCTACTGCAGTTGCTGGACAAAGTCTCCCCATCCCAGTGGGTGGCAATAGGTGTATTGGGTAGCCTGGTGTTTGGCTTGCTGACGTACCTGACAAACCTTTATTTCAAAATTAAAGAAGACAGGCGTAAGGCTGCGAGAGGAGAGTAAGACAATGACTAAAAACTATGAACTGATTGTGAAAGGGACCCGCAATTTTGAGAATAAAGTTACGGTAATCTTAACGTTACAGGACAAAGAACGTTTTGCCGGTGAAATTTTTGATCTGAACATCAACCTTGAGCGACTTGAAGGAGCTGGTTTGGATTATTATGAAGTTACTGCGGTAAAACATGCCAAACAGTTCTTGAGAGATTTGGCTGAAAAAATATAAAGCGGCATTACTGCCGCTTAGAAATTATTCAATGTCTGGTAGCTTATCAAAGATTTCGGATACTCTTATATTTGTCATATAAGCAAATTGAGATTCTGCCAGCTCTTTGGGTGATTTTCCCGCTTTTTCTGAGCCAAAAATTGTTTCTAAAGCCAGCATGTTATATTTGAGAACCTCTTCTCGAGTTTTACCTGATAATTTTGCGGTAACAGCAATATAAAAAGGCAACACTTTATCCAGAAGGTCGTTGTGTTTTGTCAGTTGTGGTAATACCACATCAAGTTGCTTACTGATTGGTTTGAATGGATCTATACCGTTCATAGTTACATTCCCTTATCAGAGGTAATCAGCCATCCCGCCTTTATTACATACGCCAGTATCCACCACTGACGGGCTGAGTGCTTAACATATCTAGAGATTAGAAACTGATAAATCCTGATAAATATCCATGAATGCTAATATCAAATACGGCCTGTCAGCAGCCGTTCTGGCGCTGATTGCTGCAGGCGCGTCTGCTCCTCAAATACTCGACCAGTTTCTGGACGAAAAAGAAGGTAACCACACAGCGGCATACTGCGATGGTTCCGGCATATGGACCATCTGTCGGGGGGCCACGGTGGTGGATGGAAAACCCGTTTTTCCCGGTATGAAACTGTCGAAGGAAAAATGCGACCTGGTTAACGCCATTGAACGTGATAAGGCGCTGGCATGGGTGGAGCGCAATATTAAAGTACCACTGACTGAACCACAGAAAGCGGGTATCGCGTCATTTTGTCCCTATAACATTGGCCCCGGTAAGTGTTTCCCGTCGACGTTTTATAAGCGGCTGAATGCCGGTGATCGTAAGGGTGCATGCGAGGCGATTCGCTGGTGGATAAAAGATGGTGGGCGCGATTGCCGCATACGTTCAAATAACTGCTATGGACAGGTTATTCGTCGTGACCAGGAAAGCGCATTAGCCTGTTGGGGGATAGATCAGTGAGCAGAGTCGCCGCGATTATTTATGCTCTGGTTATTTGCATCATCGTCTGCCTGTCATGGGCAGTCAATTATTATCGTGATAACGCCATCGCCTACAAAGACCAGCTCGATAAAGCGAAGGAAAAACTCAGCAAGGCGAACGCCACCATTACTGACATGCAGCAGCGTCAGCGCGATGTTGCTGCACTGGATGAAAAATACTCAAGGGAGTTAGCTGATGCAAAAGCTGAAAATGATGCTCTGCGTGATGATATTGCCGCTGGTCGTCGTCGGTTGCGCATCAGAGCAGTCTGTCAGGCCGGACGTGAAGCCACCGCCGCCCCCGGCGTGGGTAATGCAGCCGCCCCCCGACTGGCAGACACCGCTGAACGGGATTATTTCACCCTCAGAGAACGGCTGATGACAATGCAAAAGCAACTGGAAGGAGCACAGGAATATATCCGTACCCAGTGTATACCGTGATGTTTTGTTATGAAAAGTGTTACTGGTAACGTTAAGGTAATTTAACAAAAAGTCAGTTCCGGACTTTATAGTGTGCTCAGTTCATGGCCAAAAACGATTTCTGTGATAAATATTTTGAATATTATTTACAGGTAAATGGAGTGGGGCGCATGGATAGAAATATTACAATAGAGTATTAAGTATATGCCCGTATTGTATGGGCAGAGAAGGCAAAAACACGGTAATTCCGTGTGTTGCCATGATACCTGATTGACAGAATAGTTGTTTGGTTTTGAGTATATAGTCAGCGTTTTTTGTTCAGTAATCGCTCCCTCAAAAAATAATAAAATAAGGTGATTATTTTTGTTTATTATTTAGTTTTTTGTGTGTTGTTTTATTGTTTTTCTGTGATTTATTTTTTATTGTTATTTCATTAAGGGAAGGTAAATTCATGATGGCAGTCTGTAGATAATCGGAGGTCACTTATGCTACATGATCACGTGGCAGAATGTCTGGAGAAAAAAGGACTGTACCGGAGAGCAGCTGAACGATGGGCAAAAGTGATGGTACAGCTAAGTGATGACCAGAAAAGAAAAGTGGCAGCACAGAAACGAGCAGAGTGTTTGCGTAAGGCGCGCCGGACTTCGGTTTCACCGGTGAACCTGACCGAAATAAAACAAGCGGTCAACAGACTACATTCTGAGTTGGGAATGGGATTTGAAGAGCGGCGGGTATTCCGACGATATAAAGGGACAGGAGAACAGAATACGTCCGGAAACGCGCGGTCAAAAAAATGCTAAAAAATATCTGAGAGCGTTATTGCCTGTTACCATAAGAAAAAGCGACTTTAGTGGTCGCTTTTTGTGTCATATATAAGTCGTTTAAGTAAACCTGTCTGAACAGGTGCTCTGGTCGTGTTTGTCTTTGTTGGGTACAAATTGAGCATGTTTTTCATTAATTAATCTTCTTCTGCAGGCTTCAATAACCCACGCTGAAAAATTACCTGAACCTTTCTGATCAAGAGCGATGTTAATTTGTTCAATCATTTGGTTAGGAAAGCGGATGTTGCGGGTTGTTGTTCTGCGGGTTCTGTTCTTCGTTGACATGAGGTTGCCCCGTATTCAGTGTCGCTGATTTGTATTGTCTGAAGTTGTTTTTACGTTAAGTTGATGCAGATCAATTAATACGATACCTGCGTCATAATTGATTATTTGACGTGGTTTGATGGCGTAGATGCACGTTGTGACATGTAGATGATAATTATTATCATTTTGCGGGTCCTTTCCGGCGATCCGGCAGGCTACGGGGCGGCGACCTCGCGGGTTTTCGCTATTTATGAAAATTTTCCGGTTTAAGGCGTTTCCGTTCTTC